AAGTATCTTAAAGATACTGGTTCTTTATATGATGAGGCTGTTGCTCAGCTTAAAGCTTTACAAGATAAAGATAAGGCTGTGAGAGTTGAAATCGAACAGAGAGCTGAAGCTGCTCGTGCTCAAGAACTTAAAGAACTTAATGATTATTGGAATAAAGTTAACGATGTTATTAAAGGCAGAACTATTGCTGGATATAAACTTCCCGAAAGTTTTGTAAAAGAAGTGAATGGTCAAAAACAAACACTTACACCAAATGACTTCTATAATTATCTGCAAAAGCAAACTGAAGTAGATGCTGATGGTAACAGAATTACTGCATATCAGAGAGACCTAGCTAATGAAAGTGATGACGATTATCTGAATCGTGAGATTCTTACTGCTTGGCTTATGTACACTGGAGGTACTTATCAAGATTTAGTTAATATGGCTGTAAAAGAAGAACAAGTTCGTGTTTTACGTCTGAAAGCTAAAGAAAGAAGTTCCAAGAAAACAGTTAAATTTGTTAAGCCACAAGGTGGTAAAACGTCTGTCAACGATATTGTGCTAGAGTAATCTCAAAGTATTGTTTAACAAATAATTAAAAGTTATGTACAGACTTAGAGAAGTATCTCGTGGTAAGTGGGATGACAGAGGTTATTCTAATGAGGAAACCATTGCTAATCTTGCTATTACCAAAGCTGCGGAAATCAACAATGTTCTGACTTATACTTATGGCTATGATGATGACCGATTCCCGCTTACATTCTTGACTGAAGGTCAAGGTTCAATTGGTGTTGTTGATATTGATACAGTTCAGTGGACTTGGAAGACTATGGGTAGAACCAAGTTTAATGATTATGTTCTTTATTTCAATACCTCTAATACTACTCCTGGTAAGGGTGGTGCTATGTTTGAAGTTGAGTTTGCTACTCATTGGTTTATTGAGCAGTACGGTTTGATTGCTCCTGATGGTATGACTCAAGTTCGTATCATGAAAGACCTTGGTCCTGGTGCTCACGGTGGTTATCTTTATAGACTTAAGATTACTAATCCTAATCCTAATGTTTATGTAGACCCTGAACTTCTTGCTGCTGGTAAATACTGGACACTTACTGCTCCTACTATTCCTGAGAGTTACTCAAAGGGTAATAGAAGTAATGTTATGGGTCCTGGTAAGATGACCTCTCAGCTTGAGTTCCACCGTTATTCTAAGGAAATTGCTGGTAATCTTTCTAACGTTATTGTTACGTATGAATTTAAGACAAAGAATGGTGGTACTACTAATCTTTGGATTAACGAAGAGATGCGTCAGCATGACCTGCAAATTCGTGTAATGGATGAAGAGCGTCTGTGGTTTGCTGAATATAACCGTCTTGAAGATGGTACTATTCCTCTTATTGACCCTGACAATGGTAATCCTATTCCTCACACGTCTGGTATGCAGGAAATTTGTCGTGAATCTAACTACGATACTTATGGAGAATATCTTACTCTGAATAAGTTTAATCGTACTATTGGTGATGTTCTCGACAGGTCTACTGATACTGGTCAGATGGAAGTTGTTCTTGGTTGTGGTAAGGGCTTCATTGAAGACTTTGACCTTATGCTTAAGAATGAGGCTAAAGCTGAAGGTTTCTTAACTCCTCTTGGTGACAAGATGATTGAAGAAGTTGAAGGTGGTCTGTCTTATGGTAAGTACTTCCGTCAGTATAAGACTGTTGATGGTCATACTATTACTTTGAAGACTCTGTCGTTCTTGACTAAGGGTTCTCTTGCTGATAGTGACCGTGCTAACGGTAATATTCATCCTCGTAGTGGTCTGCCCATGTGTTCTCACCAGGCATTTATGATTGATATGAGTGTCTATGAAGGTACTCGTAACATTCGTAAAGTTCGTCAGAAGGGACAGATTTATCATCAGGGTGTTTATAAAGGTCTTACTCCTATTCCTGCTTCTTGGGGTGCAGTTCCCAACAATAGTATTTCTACTACTGTTGATAAGAGTTCATACGAAATCAAGAACTCGTATGGTCTGCAAGTGAACAACGCTACTAAGATGATGCAGCTGAAGTGCGTACTTTAAACAATAATTAAATAAAGGTTGTAACAATGGAAAATACTAAACCTAATATACAAGGTGCTCCGACTAAAGTTAATGGAGAGAATGCAGCTACTGCAACTGAGGTTAAGCCTACAGCTGCTCAAGATGCTGCTGCAAAAGAAGCCGAACTTAATGAACCATATATTGATAAGAGAAGTGTAATTATTGCACCTGTGCAAGTTTACTCTGCTTATCGTAATGCTAACAAAGCTAGTATTGGTCCTCGTAAGACTGTGATTGGTAGTTCTATTAACTCTAGTCGCATTCTTTCTGCTAATAAGGGTGAAGTTGAGGCTTATTTCCCTGAACTTATCGGTCTTTCTCCAGCTAATCCTGAATTTACTACTCAC